ATATCCCGGCCTGAGAAATGCCGAAGGAAGTATTCGATTTTGGTCTTATCGTCATCGAGGGATCGCTTATGCTCTTTCTCACGGATCCACCTGATGCAACATTCCTCAAACGTCCTCGTCGGCAGTTCCCCGATTTTATCTACCCGCCACGCTTCAGCCTTCAGCTTGTCGTGCAGCTCCTGCGCTTGTTTCTTGTCCCCCGTGCCAAGAGATCGTCTAATTCTTTTCCCTGACGGCGTAACGAAATGACAGTGCCAGACGCCGCCTCTGAGGGTGATTGACATAAAATTTCTCCTTTATGTTCACCCGCGCTCGCGGAAACAGGATCGCGCGGGTCATGTAAATACGCAATACAGGCGACGTCGGTCGTGCGGTATTTGTTCCCGATCTTCTTCCCGGCGAGTTGGCCGGAGTCGATGAGGCGGTAGACAGTCCTCGGAGAGACCTTCAGGAGTTTTGCCGCCTTCTGCGCAGTGAGTGGCTCAGCTGTAACCATCTCCCCTCCTATGACATCGATTTATAAAACTGCGGGCCGTCTGGTGTGGCCTCACGTAATTCGTTTTCCGCGTGCACTGAATAATTGCCGTCATCCCATCGCACCCAGGCTTTCGGGTGATCGCCTTCCGGCTCCAGTTGGCTATCCACCACGCCATGTATACCGCCGGTCTTCTTCTGGACTAATGCGCCCACATTAAAAGCAGCCATTGCACACCTTCCGGTTCGTGAAGAAATGAGATGAGAGCGCCCAGCACCATAAGTGCGGCGATGAGCCAGATAATTGGATTGGCGTGCATGGTGACTCCGGATAAAGAAAAACCCGCTTGGTGCGGGTTTTTATGCGTCGAGTGGGTTAGGCATCACCCACCTCTGGCTTTTTGAAATTAGCCTCAATGGACTCACCAAGGCGCTTTAACCAATCAGCCAGTTTGAGCGCCGCGTCTTCCGGCGATTTCTGCGGCGGGAAGTCTGTTATAACAATACATGCATCATAGTTACCGAATGCATCACGGCTGATAGCAAGACCTTGCTCCAGCACGGTTTGCTGATTGCTATGTTTGACGTAATAACGAGCTTCAGAGGTTCCGGTACTGCGTTCCTTCACGTATGAGACAAGCTCCATCTCTGTAGTGATGGTCTTACCGCGCTCCGTCTCAAGACGCTGAACTCGCTTAGCGAAATCGTTCATTGAGCCTCCTGCTGCGGTGCTGATGGCAGTGGCATCCAGTGGGTGACATGCTCTACCAACAGATTATCGCAATAGAAATTCCAGTACCTGTCATACGCACCAGACCAAACTTCTCCATACTCATTGAATGCCAGGATGGCCTTAAACTGCTCCGGTATCCGCTCACTGCAAGCCACCCAACCATCCGGAGACACCGGAGAGTTGCCATTGGCTAATTTCCTGTTCAGCTCCAGCGCCACCATAGCGATGGTCGATGTAGTCAGTGAATGCATGTGCGGATTGCTTGCCACAGCATCCAGCCACACGACTTCGTTAAATCGGTCGAAGTCGAAATCATCAGGCAACTTGTAAGCCGTCGTTACAGGTTCGGCACCCTGAAGCATGGCGGCGCAGTGGTTCCACCAGGAAGCGCGAATGATGGCATCGCCAATACTCATGTCGGGGTTCTGACGACACAGATCTTCCCAGCGCTGTACTGGAAGCGCAAAAGGCGCTGGCGGGACGGTGTAAACTGGGACAATCTCGCCGCCGAAATCATCCTTCGACTTCAGCGCATCGAGCTCATAGCAATAGGTTCGAAGCTCTACATCTTCGCCGTATGCATCGCTGTGTTTAACTCGATTGATGAAATAAGCAGCCTCCGCTTCGAGCGATGCCAGCGCGATACGCAGAGCTTCTGCTGTTAATTCGTAATACTCTCTGCGTTCCGGATGCAAAGTCGAATCAGCGGCGCATTCATCCGCAAATTCCTTTCTGCCCTTAATGTGCTCAATTAACTGCTCTTTGGTGAATGCTCTGGTAATAGTGCTCATGATGCGTCTCCTTTACCGGCTGCGGTGGCACGGATAGCGTCCAACGCATCACTGCCACTACCTTCTCTGGAAATGATTAGTTCAGCCAGGGTGATTGGCTTTTCGCCCCAACCTAACTCAATGGTATGCCTGCTGATGATGTTGAGGAGCTCAGCCATCTGCCTGTCTTTGGCTTCCAGCTCATCCAGCAGCGCCAGCACGACATCATCCCCGTGTTTATCTGCTGCTTCCCTTAATGCGCGTTTGTCGATGTTGCTCATTGGGCGGCCTCCTGCTCTCTGTCTTTGGCAATTACAGCGGCACACTCCAGAACGTTCTGCTCAAGATTGCTTAGCTCTCTTTTACCTCCCTGGCGAAGCTGGGCGGCGAACTCTGCGAGAAACTTCTCTGCGTACTCACCGGATAATCCATCAGTTGCTGGTAATGGGTCGTTTGCAAGGTCTTCTTTGGTGGTCAGGAGGATGTGCACTACGTCGAAGACTTCAGCCAGCGGCTTATCAACGAAACCGTAATTGAATGCTGCGGCAAGGCGACCGGCGGCATAGTTGATACCTTCGTTTCTGGCCTGCGACCGCACTTCAGCCATGAAGGCGTCTGTTGAGGGGGCTTCCAGTTCAGATAGCATCACAAGCACCGCATCATGCAGGCAGTCGTCAGTGTCAAAGCCTGCCGCTTTGGTTGACTCGAATCGCTTGGCTCCTGATTTGAATACGTCAGCAACTGCCCACGCCTGTATGCTCTTCAGCCCCGCATTCTCCGCAGCCAGCTTCTCAACCTGCATCTGCAGATTCTCGATAGTCGCATCAGCAGCACGGAACTCGCGCTGAGACTCTGCAAGTTTCTGCTCTAACTCTGTGAACTTACGCACCAGGTATTCGGCGTTCGTTTCGTTTACCTTAATATCGCCAGGAAAGCATTTGCCACGCAGAAAACCCTCCATCTCGAGTAATTTCATTTCTTCGCCCTCTGGTTTAACCACGCTGTCAGGAATTTGTTCTCGTTCACGCTTGGGAATGAGTTCTTCTTCAGCATTTCTTCGCGTGGGATATCGTTGATGGGTTTGAATCGGTGTCCGGCTATAAGCTCTTGAGGCTGGATAAACGGGTCGTAAGTTAATCCGATCATGATAAATTCCTCAGTCCATGCGAGCATGTCCGAATCTGCCGTAGTAGACGCGGTCACGGTCATTTTGTCTTGATGGTTGTTTGGGTCCGACTGTTTCCCAGCCAGGAGAGAAGGAGGCCATGAAGTTGTGATGCCAGAGTTTTGACTCGTACTTCCTGGTTAGCTTCTCTATCCAGTAATCGTCCTGAGCATCCTGAATCTGCTCTGGCGTACGCTCATCCTTTGGCTGAGTTCCGCTCTCTTTTTGCTGGTAATAAAGCTCCAGCCCAGCACATATCCGGGCAATAACTTCGTCCTTCGATTCCAGTTTTTTAGGTGCACGGAAGTAACCATTTTCATCAGGTGACATGGCTTAATCCTTAAACTGGAGGCGAAGTTATGCCGCCTCCATGAGGTGAAATAGAATGTTCAGGTGGTGGTTAAATCAGAATGGGGCGTCGTCCTGACCGAAGTGATAGTCTTCGTGTTGTGTTGAGGATTGCTTATTGCGGTTGTCTTTGTCTTTCAAGTTGGCCGCCATATTTGCCACTGTTTCAGGCAGCTTGCCTTCTGATTTCTCTTTCAGGGTTTGGCCGGTCTGCGCAATGAATGGGAGACGGATTTCCATTTGGTAACTGTCCTGTCCGGTGCTGCGTTTTGTTGTCAGCACCTTCTGCAGTACAAGGCCAATTTTCTTTCCATTAAACTCAGGGGCTACGAAATTACTCGCAGATACCATCTGCTGCGTCAGCTGCTTAATGCCAGCGCATCCCATCATTGCGTGGATGACATTTGCGCCGAATTTGTTCTCAGTACCATCATTTTTCTGAGTGCAAACGCTAAGGTACTGTACCTTTCGTCCATCATCGGACTCTCCAGAAAACTCAATAAAACGAGCCCCTTTTTCGGACTGCTTTAATGCTGCCTCGGTGATGGTTACTACGTATGAGCCAGTTTCGTTGATGAAACCACCCTGGCCTGCGGTAAGGGCTGACTCTTCGTTATAGGTGAAAATTACATTGCTCATGCGGCGTTTTCCTTGATTGGGTGAACATTGGTTATGCCGTAGTAATCGCAGATGGTTGCGTCTACAAAGGCGAGATCGTTATCAATTTCGTTGCTGTCAAACATTCCCATCGGTGACTTCACAGTATCTGCACCGTTGTTTTTTGTAGTGAAGAAGAACTGATCGTCACGGGTTAGCGTTCTGAGAACGATGGTGAACATCCCTTCGACAGTGATCTTCTCGTCGAGCATCTTCCCGATGGTTTTCATCTTCACTCTGCCCATGGCAGTTTCCTCGGTGTGAGCCAGGAAGTAGACGCGGAGGTCATCTGGAGCGTCCTGAGCAGCCTTAATGACCTCCCATGCGTGACGTCCAATCTCAGTGAACTTGTCGAATGACTTTTCTTCTGAGCGACGCATAAACTCATTGCTCATGACGTACTGGAAGTCATCAACAATGACGATGCGTTTGCCGTACTCATGGGCTCGCTTAATCACCGCTACAATCATGTCCCACTTATCAGAGGTAACTACCGTTCCTTGCTTCTTCTGTGCATCCCATGCCTTCCACTCCTTTGATTTGAATGGGAGGGGCTTGCCGATTGGCTTGATTAAGATCGCCTCGTTAGGGTTAACGCTTCGAAGGCTGGTTGACTTACCGGTGCCAGACTCACCGAGGATTAATGTTGCAGTTCCCATAAGCACCTCAGAACGGGCATCCGCCCAAGAAATAACGTTGATTAAGCACTTCTAAGCGAGACAGGTTGAGGTACATCCGCATGCGCTCTCTGTCACCCTTGTGACGCCACCACAGAGCTTGTGTCGTTGTCATACGGCGCTGTAGCTGGCTCTCTTTCACTGTTGTTGTCGGCTGCATGGAGACCTCCTTCGCTGCCAATTAAATCTTGCATGAGACGCACAAATGCATCTTCTGGCCAGGT